GTTAAAGACCCTGCAGTTGTATTTGGTGTAACTACTGTTATATTAACAATTGCCCTAGCAGAAGCTGATGATCTTGGTACATAATTAAGTTTTTTGGCATGAGAAACGACTGATGTTCTAAGTAATGCAGTATCTAAAAATGATTCATTTGCAATCATATTGAGATAATAGGCATTATAATGTGTATTGTATGCTAATACATCCAAAAGAATATTAAGACCAGAACCTTCAAAATCATAATCTTGAAATTGTGATTGTTGTTTTAAGAAAGTTTTTAGATTTGATTTAATCTGGTCAAAATCTAATTCGGTAACTTTTAATCTATCAGCCATTTTATCGTTCTCTTGCTAAGAAAAATTCTATATTAATTGGATTTGTTTTATTGCCGATTATAAAATTCATAGTAACTGAAAATCTATTATTATCATAATCTGGACTAACTTTTAATTGATTAAGTGTTACTCTAGGCTCAAAATTTATTATTGTTTGTTGTATTTCTTTTTCTAAAATGTTTGCACTAATTGAATCCATATTGTCAAATAACAATCTGCGAACATTACTTCCAATTTCTGGATGAAATGGTTTTTCATAATGATTCATCAAAAGTAAATTTTTCAAACTAGTAATTACTGCTCGCTCATCATATAAAGTATTGATATCTTTTTTTACTGGATGAATTGCAAAATTCAAATCCAAATCACTGTATCGTGATATACCTATATTTGTAATTGAGGTTGCCATGTGTTATTTATCTGTCTTTCTAATCACTTACCAATTTTTCTTTATATAAATCTGTGCCTACCATAGTATTAATTAAATATGTTTGTGTATTTCCAACATGAGATAATCTAGTCAATGTAGAATAATCACTTAGTATATTACAAGATTCTGCATAATAATCACAATCATGTGTTCTTCTAGTCCATAATAAATTGTTTGCCGTAAGTGCATGACTATACAATGCATCTACACCCGCAGACGATAAATTAGAAGATACAGTGGTAACAAAAGTATCTGGATCACTTGTAATACTTAATGAATTTTGTAATGTAATAACATCTGCAGCAATAATTGCAGTATTTAATGATATCTCAGTATTAACGTATAGACTAGTCATACATGCTAATACAGGTAATGCATTTGCAACATTATCAGTTTTATTTGTTATAACTAATATTGAACGCCCAATTGCCATTACTTTATTATAATCTGGTGTTTGTGGATTACCTGTAGATATAGTTAATCCAGAAATATTTGATGTATGTTTCTTAAAATATACAATTGTAGAATTAGCAAAAGTAGTATATAAAGTGTTTGCACTTTGAGCAACTGCAGAATTATTATCCCATACGGTAACTGTATTAATTACAGACTTCATTAAATCTACTTGAGTTTTTAAGAGTGCAATAACATTTGCAGTTGGGTCTTTATAATAATCTGAGATTACTATATTACCATTTGCAAGTGCTTGTTTTTGCCAATTCTTCAAATCGGAAGGAGCATTGTTTAATGTAGCTTTTGAATTTGCAGATAAATTAATAGCATCTCCAAATTTTGTAGTATCAAAATCATAATGTAATCTTCCAAGAACTGTATTCGCTGCCATAATATTTTCCTTTAGATAAGTGTGCCAAACATTGGAAAAACAGGAATGGTAGTTGGACCAAATGGTGCGATATGAAAATGTAAATTATGTTCGAAACGAATACCTTCCATTGATCCAAATGCATCTGTAGTATATAGACCCAACATTAATGGCGCAGTAACTAATATTGTAGATGATATAAATCCATCAGTAAAAATTCCTAATCCATTAACTACAATCATAGGTGTAAATGGTGTAGATGCAGGTAAACCTATAAACAACCCACCCAATTCAGTCAAAAATCCATATGGTCCTGCTACTACTTGTGTACCTGCAGTAACTTTATAATCTGCAACAACATCTACTCCCGTAACAACACCATCAACACTCAAATCGCAAAACATATGAACTCTATCATGTGAATTGAAATAGATTACACCCGTACCCAATACACCGCCAGATGTAACTGTATAATCTTCACCAGAACTAATTCTAGTTTCTTTACCAACAACTCTAGTATAATTACCAGCAACTTGTAAAGTATAATCTCCTTCTACTCGTTCTACTAAATTTCCTTTTATATTTAATTGAACATTACCTTCTATTTCAACAGTGCATTTACCAGTTATCTTTACATTATTATCACCAAGAACAATTAGATAGTTATTGTTTTGTATTTTATTTACTTGTTTACCATCTGGATGTATTTCTAAAAATGTTTTACTTTTGTGTTCTAATCGTATTCTTTCTTTTGCAGGCGTATCATCAAAATGCATAGCTGAACCACTACCAAATTCAAATACTTGATTACGACCATAAATTGGTTCACCTGTAGGACCATACTTAGCATCTTCATTAAACACTGATGCAGGTTCAAACCATGCATGAGCAGCTGCGGGTGGGTCTGCAGGTTCTTTTCCATCATTTGGATTTTCAGGTACAACATTCTCTGGTGCAATTGTTTGAACAGTAGATGCTGACGTAGAAGTTACACCAGTTAAACTATCAGTAATTATTACTCCTACTTTATCACCAGTTACTGTAGTTGTGGTTGTAGTAGTACCTTCAGTGTTTACAACTTTCGTTACCGCACTATTTATTTTTGAAGATATGTATTGATTTATACCATCATTTATTGCCATAGTTTATATTCTCTCATATAATTGATACTACTTGTGCAGTAGGTTGTTTGGGTGCTTCTCGTGGTGTATAACTATCTATTTGACTTTGAGTTGGTGCACTTGCTAATACAGTTGCTAAATTTTGATTTGCAGCATCTACTGCTGCTAATGCTTGAGTTGGATTTAAAGATATATTTGTATTCAATGTTGCATTTAGAACTTGTCCTGGTATTTGTGCTAATGCTAATGTATTTTTGAATACTGATTTTGCTTCATTAAATGTTGATTTCATTTCAGTAGTTAATGTTTTGAATTCTGGTCCTAAAATACCATCACCAGAACTTCCAAGTAAATCATTACCTAAAGATAAAATTGATTGAAAAAAAGCAAATGCACATTCTTTCGCCATCTGTAGTAACATAGCAGGTAATGACATAATCCAATTAATTACTGCACGAACAATAATAATATAATAAATTAATGCATCTGCTACTGCCTTAACAAATTTTAGAAATTTATTAACTTCTTGTAATATCTCTTTAATCTTTTTAACTTTTTCTATTATTGAGGTTGTTACACCAGTAGGTAAAATACCACGACCAGCAAAATATGCTTTTAATGCGGTACGTGCGGCTCTAACAGAAACATTATCTTGTAAATATTTCCATGCTGCGGTTCTTCTTACATCAGCACTAATATCACAAGTGTGTGCTAAATCTTTATTCGTTAATGATGTTAATGTATTTTTAGTAGTAATTGCAGCATTTGGAACATTTGAAGGCATACCATAACTGCCAGAAAGAATAACTCCAGCGGGTGGTATAGGAGGAAATAAAGCAGAAGGTCTATACATTTTTTTACCTATACAGTAGTTGTAATACCAGGAATAACACCTAATATAATTGGTTGAAGTGCTTGAGCACCATCTATATAAAATCCAATAACCCAATCATTAGGTCTTGCATCTATTGTTTTTCGTGTCATATTAGCAGAAAGTATACAAGGTGCCCAAGGTAAACTTTCTGTTGGTGTTGCATTTGTATCTATAGTATCTTTACCCCAAACACGAACTTGAACTCTACCTGCTTTTTCTGGATCATCAATGCTTTCAATAGCACCAATGAACCAATACATACTAGAATTTACACCAGGAAAACTAAAATCTGACATTATTAATTATACTCCCACGGGTCTATAAAGTTGTTTCTTATTAGTTGAATCTGTAGATATTTCAATTATTGTTTCATGTTTTTGATATGTAATAACATTTCTACATGCTAACACTATATATTTACCGCTAACAGATTCATCTTTACTATCTGCTTCCATATTCTGTGCCCTACTGGATACCAACAAATCAACTACTGTACCACATGCTAAATTAAAGTTACCAGGCATTACTAATTTAATTCTCTTTGATGTATACTTACGCATCAAAGCTGGTCTTTCAGTAAAATATTTCGTTGTATCATCTATAGTATTAGTAGAAGTTGGATTATGTTCTTTTGTCCAAGGATTTCTAGACCCTATAACAGTAGGTCCATAGTAAACTCTGGTACATAAACTTGGATCTACTGCTTCTGGTATTGGTGCCAAATCTGGTGTTTTATTTAATTGTGTTGATTTATTATTAAATGATATGGGTCCAGTTTGTTTAGTCAATACTTGTCTATTAAATATATCAACAAATACACCAGTTGAACCATATACACCACTATCAATATTTTTCTGAACATCAAATTGTGAAACTATTTCCATATATCTAGCACCAGTATATGAATTATCTCTTGTTTCACTTTCAAACATTTTTGGTTCATAATTAATAGTTGCTACAGGTAATTGTTTGGCAATATTAGATAATGATATAAAATTAAAACCATTGCGATTTTCAAAAAATACAAATGTTGGAGATTGATCATCCGTTGTTATTGCTTTTTTCGTGATATCTATAATACAATCAAATGGTGTTCTACTATTGCTTGGATATTTTATTAAACCAGCAGTTGGTTCAATTTTATATCCATATTGTATTGATAAATCATTAGTTAAAATTTCATTAACAATATCTGAAAATGTTCTTTGGTCATAAACTTTTTTAATTTTTTTTGTTTTTGAAGTGTAGTATTCTTCAGAAACAAAATATAAAGCATATTGTTCTGAAGTTGAATTTAATGGTATTGTTTTACCTTTTTTATATATCTTAAACGTCTTAGTAAATGATGCAGCTACATTCTCATTTTTACTAATACTAATCTTAAGTAAATCTGATCCATCAAAATTGAATTTAGAAGTTAAATCTATAGCATCAGTAATTAATATTATACCCGTCATACATGGGCAAAAGATATTATCAAATATGTTTAACTCTTCAAACTTATCAGAGATATCAAAGTTACCAACTTTTGTTACTATAGTTAGCTCTTTAATAAAATGACTAAGATTATTACTTAATGTTTCAGCCATTCAACAATACTCTCTCTAATTCATCTTTTATTGCATTTTTATATTCTGCTTTAATAACTCTAATGTTTCTTTTATTTTCATTCAATTGAACTTCAGTATCAAAATAAGTAAATCTTTCTTTAGTAATATCAACTTGCATTACTGTACCATTAGTCAAAGTATATTGTGTTGTTGACGGTGTTAAACTTGCATATGTATCCGCATCAATAGTTGCATATTCTTCAATAGATTCACCAGTTTTAACTAATGTTCTAGTTTCAATTTTATAATATGTTTTATAATTTGTTTGTGCCCAAGTAATACCATATAGATGATCTATTGATTCCATTAATTGAGAATATGTTAATGGCCAATCAGTATTCAAATTCATCATACCATTGATTCTCATTATTAACCAATGATATTCTGGATCATTATAAATTTTATATGAAACTATTTCAGGAGTATCACCTTCAGATATTACATAATCAAAATATGCTTGTGTGGCATCAATAGATTTTTGTAGGATAGAAAAATTTGCAGTTAAATTTATAACAGTATCTAAATCATTAGATTGATCTATTTTATATAATGTTCTTGGAAATAAATTAAAAAAGTTAGACATATTATTTTTGCTGATACCGGGAAGGAGAGTTTGCTATTAATTGATCTATCTCTGCTCTTGTTGCCAATGCAGGATGTTTGGGTGATTCTTTAGGAGCATTTGAAAATTTATTTGAAACAGTGGGTGCTGATTTAGGTGGTGCCGGTATTGTCTCATTTTGAACTTTTTCACCAGAAAGAAATTGTTTAGTAATATACCTAGTTTCCTTAAATCGTAATGTCATCCTAATAGTAACTGGCATACCAGTACCACCTTTTGATGGATTTATTTGATCATCAGTTTCAAAGGTGTGAAATCCACCTGGTGCAAAATCTACAGTAACATCTTCTAGAACACAAGTAACAATACTAGGTATATTTGGATTTTTTTTACCACGATACATGAATGAAATATCAAATACTGATGGTGGTACTAAAAAGTAACCACCTGTACCATCTCTAATCTCTGGGGCTTGATGATAGATAAAGGTATCAATTATTTTCTGAACCTGCATTGCTTCTGGTTGACTTCTAGGATTAAAAACATACTCAAAATTAAAACTACGCAATTCTGGTTTTGAATATATAACTTCAACCATTGGATTTGGAACACCAAATTTACCCACAAATGCCGCATTAAATGTATTGCTACCAAGTATAGGTGCATTAGGAAATTGTTTTCTTGCCGCACTAAGAAGAAAAGCACCTACGTTTGTTGCTGCTTTTTCACTACCATTATAATTATCATAAAGAGATTTGCCTACTGATGCTAATGTCAATGCATCACCCGATAATTCTGGTGTTTCATAAATTGCATGTGATGTAAATGCCAATGTATCGGGCATATAAATTGCAATATTATCTACTAATTGTGCAACATTATTATTAAATGATGCTGAGTCTTGATTGGTTATATCCTTAAACACATTAGCAATTGATTTGGTTGCTACATCAACAACACCATTAACACCGGCTTGAATTCCAGGTGTTGTGAATTTGTTAAGTATAGCATTTCCGATATTAGATATTCCTTTTACTACATCTTGCACAGATTTATTA